CAAATCACCAGTATACAAATTATCGCCCCAGACATTAGCTGTGGTGAATGTGGCAGAAGCCACTGGTATGGGTTTCGCTAAGAAGTCCGCAATTTCAGTAACAGAGTTACATTGCACGTCATAACAGTTCTGGGGGTCCAACGGAGTGGGGTCCCTGTTGTAACTGGTTCCTGTAGTGGACAACTCAAAAGAAGTGGTACCGGAAACAGGGCCAGAGGTAGTTGGCGCATTAATGGAAGCGCTATCCATGTGAGCATTTTGCTCAGAAACATTCATGGTTTCAGCAAGTGTGTTTAAAACTTAGGAACCACTTAATCCCTAAGAGTTGGTTTTGTTTGCCTAACTTTTTAGCAGGACTGCTGCTCAGGTAAGTTGATAAGTAAGACTAAATAGCCCACCTGGGAGTGTCCCCCAGCACATTCAAGGCATCTTTTGGTGCTGACGTTAAATTCACTCCAATTGTAGTCGATTACGACCATCATTCCCAACAGATTCCGGATGACAAGATGTCTCTCTGACACTCGTCATACGTATTCGGGTACGGAATAAAACCCAAATTTTCTCTACAAGCGCGTAAAATCTTCGGACAGTGTTCATCAAAAGTTGACCTAGGATGCAAAGAAAGCTCCTTAATCATCTTACAAACATTGTCTTTATTCGAAACGTAAAAAGCCTCTTCATCTTTCTTTTTTGTCCACTGAATGGACTCAAGAATGGTGTCCAAGGCTAACGGCGCGACGAACTTATTAGGATTCACTACACAATTACGAGCAAAAGAACGCTTTAAAAAGGAGACTTCATATATGCTCCTGTTCTCAACTATCTTGTCACTCTTATTCTCATCAGTATACTCAAAGCCTATTTCACCAAGGGAAGTGGTTAATGCCTGCTGCGTGACCAAAGACAACTTCTTAGATCCAATACTAATTAGATTGTCGTCACCATAAGCAATCATGCTCCAACATCCCCGCACACTCTTTAGAAACGAGCGGGCTTCATTCTCCTTCGAGTAAATCTTACAAATCGCGGCGCGCACCATCACGTTGTTGCACCACGAGTTAAGAATTGTGGTCAAAGGGTTACCAGATGCGTTCGACCCAACCCATTCGTACACAACTCCGTCAGGCAAAATATGTCTGGAGTTTGCGAACTCCTGGATTAGGGTCTCCCTAATTCTGTTATCGCGCGCATCGCCCCCATAGTAGTCATTAACTATTTTACAAAAAGATGAAATGAGCGAATACGGAAGTGAACCATCAAAATTCCCAAAATCTCCTGCAATGACACGGGGCCTACACCCTGTCTCAGAGCGAGATAAATAGGACACGAGTCTACCAACCTCCTCCGAGTACATGTCTATACCAACAGCTGAACCGTTGAAAATGCGATTTGCCATATAATACTGGGCAAAAGCTCCAAAGTACATTCGGACAGCAATAGTCAGGTCAACAGGACAACCAGATATCTTACGGGTCTTCCCTGCATTAACCTTATCTATAGGGCGCCTCTCGTCCTTAGGAAAATCCAAAAAGACGTGAGGTAATCTAGTGCCTTTAGCCGCGTACTCAATAATTTTATTAACACGCGACTGCAACTCGAGGTCACAATCATTACCAAACTCGTAGTCCCCTTCGGAACCCCAAAAACACTGTTTACCACGTGTACCCTTGGGTATCATAATACACCACGGGTAACCCGCGGAAGTTTTGCGGGGAATACCGTCCAAACCAGGGACCCCTGGTATCCCAGCAACTGCCTCCTGGTACGTTAGGATACGTCGGTCACATATCGGTTCAACTATTGAGCCTTCCATATTAAGAACGACGTCACTGTAATCATCTATGCACTGATTCATTAACCCCACGGGGAATAAACTGTCGCGACTATACTTGCTCGTAGACAGTGCAATAGGGTCAATGGTAACGCCCTCAAAGTCAAATGCGCGTAACTTCGCGGGCTTCGTCTTGGGCTCAAAACCAACATCCCCGTGTATAGGGGACTTAATAATAGAAGAAACGAAAGGCATGGCTGAGGGCTTAGATCTGCCCAAGGCAAGTTTCCCAGGTACAGCATTGTGAGGGACTGGTTCCAAAGAATCAAAGGAGTCATCTTCAGCAATCAACAAAGAATGGTCTGAACACGCCATCTGAACCTCTGTCAAGAAACCGTTATT